AAAAATTTGACACATAATTTTATTGATATTTATAATTTTAAAAAGGTTAAACATGTCAGGAAAAAAGTCTACTTCAACTCAAATTTTAGAAGAACTTACTACTTTAAAAACTATTATTGTTAATATGGAAGCAAAACTTGAAGAATTGACTGAGAAAGTTACTATTCTATCCGAAAGTTCTAAGGCAAAGATTAAGATCCCAAAGAAGAAATCATCTCCTAAAAAGTCATCAATTCCTAAGAGTGGTTCAGTAACAGTGAATAAGTATAATGACGCCATTTTAGTAACAGGTCAAACATATGATAAACGTATTGTGCTTAAAAAGTATAAAGCACTTTGGAATAAGGAAAAAAAGGGATGGTCGGTAAAAATGGATAAGTATGATGATCTTGTATCAGACTTAGAAGATTGTTGTAATAAAGTTGATAAACGTTCAATCGATGAATACTTTTTCGAAGAAAAGAGTAGTATGGCTTCTATGAACTCTGGAGATGATCACTCAGTAGATTCAAATTTTAATCCAAATGCGCAATATGCGTTTCTAGATGAAGATGATTAATATAATTAATATGATAGATTTCATTAGCAATTGTTAATAACTTAAAGATTTTTTTTATAATATATACAATATACATATGAATTTTGATTTAGACAATGGACTTGGATTAAATAATTTTGAAGATGACAATAATATAGATGAAACTAAAATCATTATTTCTAGACAACAGCGGAATGGACGTAAATATTGGACAATAGTAGAAGGATTTAAGTGTGATAATCCTAAAAAATTTATTAAAAAAGTGAAGAAAAACGGACATTGTAATGGAAGTCATAACAAAGATGACAATGCGTATCAGTTTCAAGGCCTTCAAGAGGAACTTATTAAAGATATCTTGATTCAAGGTTATGAAATTAAAGAAGAAAATATTAACTTTAGAGGTTAATATACTAATTTTAATTATCTTCCAATATATTATAATGGAGTTTAATTTTATTGTAAATCCTGAATCAGGAAGAAGAGTAAGTATTTATGGAAAAACTGGGAAAAAAGTTTTAAGAAAATATTTACAAACTGGTGGAGCTATGAGAAGTGGTTCAAGAATACCTTCCGACCAATACTGTCAAGGTGGTGGAGCTATTAGAGGCAGTTCAAGAATCCCTTCCGACCAATACTGTCAAAAAGGTGGTAACAACTGTAAGAAATACAAAAAAACAAAAGAGCCTAAGTGTCAAGAACAAGTTGGGTGTAAATGGGTTGTAAGACAAGGATGTCATGAAAATGAAGTAGATGTTCCTTTAGCACCTGAACCTAAGAGAGTAACTAAAACGCCTCCTTCTAAACCTAAAAGTTCTAAAAAACCCTGTAAAAGTTACAAAAAGACAAAAGATCCTAAATGTGAAGAACAAGAAGGATGTTACTGGATTAAAGGGAAAGGTTGTAATGAAAGAGTTATGAATGTTGAAGAAAGATATGTAGAACGTAAAAAGGTAAGTAAACCTTCAAGAGTCTCATCTGATATTAAAAATAGTGGTAAAAAAGTAAAAACTACTACTACTAAAAAACATGGTAAGTCGAAAAGACTTTCAGCGGGGACATATTATAGAACATATGGCAATGATATAACCTTAGGAGACAAGTGTAATATTAGACAAAGCACTCCTCCTGAATATAAATGTATGACAAAAACAAAATCAGGTGTTGCTAGATGGGGTAAATGTCCAAATAAAACGCAAATTTGTAAAGAAGACGAATATATGTAAATAGATAACTTATAAAATTGTTTATAAAATATCTACATTATTGATTGTATAAGACCTTTAGCACCTTGAAGTTCCTTAACAGTCTTTTCTAAATTAGATCTTTTTTCATGAATATCGTCGTATTCGCATAGTAATTCTGTAAGATTTTTATCTTTAACCTGGTTATATAATTTAGATGATAATTCTTTCTGAGAAAATGATACCATATGAAACATAATTTTTTTGGGAATAATATCTTGAATTACATACACTATAGATTCAAAATAATGAGAGGCAAGAGTTTTCATAATTTCCACATTATTTTCAGTGCTTCGATTAAGTGCTTCCATAAATCTTATATCTTCAGTCCATACATAATTCTCTTGACATTTTATTTCTTCATCTATAACCTTATGTAAGTTATTTAATGATGGCATCAAAATCTCATTCATAAAGGTTTGCGATATAAGTTTATAAAAATTAGGGAATCTTTCTACACCATCTTCCTTAACTAGTATTTCTAATAATTCACTTAATTCTGTCATAATAGATTGAACACATTTATAACTGGGGTCGAATATGAGGTTCATAGGACGTTTATGTATGTCTTTAATTAATTGTTCTAAAACTTCAATCGGAGGAGATGGAAATGACATATGATTACCTTCACAATTAGCAATGGCATTTAATATGTATTTATCACTATAGTTAATAAAGGGTTTTAAATCGCGAATTTTGATTCTAAATTGATTAAAATGGTTCTTGATATTTCGACCTGTGTTAATATTTTTACCTCTATCATCTAGAATACTTATATAACTGCGTGATAATTTAGATATTGTTTTGTGAACGAATGCGGCTTTCATATGGTCGTCTTGAGGTATTGGATTTCCTAGTTTCTCGAGTTCTTTTTCATTAATAATGAGTTCGCTATTTATTTTTTCCAAAATAGTTGGTAAGTTTCTTTTTAATGATTTCACCAATACAGAACTTAAATTTTTACAAAGGGATGGAATTCCTAGATTATCTTTATACTTGTTATTAGAATAAATACGATGATTTTTAAAAAATTCGTACTCAGCCTTTAAACCATCTAATACATTCATTGATGACATTTCCATTTTACTTCTATTTTTTATACCATAATATCCTAGTTTTAACTGTAAGTCTTTGGATACACGATTTTCCAGATAATTTGTTACATCAGTACCCTCGTTCATAAGATCTAATTTTGTTAATACACCAATTGTTCTTTTACCTTCTGAATCACATTCCTTGATTAAATCTAGAGCTATATCTGCTTCAATATCTGTTCTGGCAGGCATTACTGCTAATATAATAGTTTCAGGATTATCTATATAAGAATGTAATAATGTTCTAATTTTATCTTTAATATCCTTAGGCTGTCCTTTATCTGTACAGGCAACCATAGTAAGCCCTGGTAAATCAACAAGACTTAAATTAGGAATATTTGGCGAATATATTCTTAAATATATAGGTTTATCTGTTATATTCATACCTTCTCCAGCATATTGAGTAGTTATAGATTTAATTATAGAAGATATTTCATATTTTTGTTCCATTGTTGGGTCAGGATACTGAATCTTAATTGATTTAATTTCAACCCATTCAGAATCTATATATTCTCCAAACACCGCCTTCACATCTGTTACAGACTGAACAAGTTCTAACTGTAATGGTCCTCGCGTTACCATATTTGATCCAGTGGGTAATATATCCATGCCTAAAATTGAGTTTAATATTGAAGACTTACCACTTGATTGTGATCCTACTACTGCAAGTTTGGGAATTGATATATCTTTTCTATTCACAAAAATTGAATTTAAAGCATTGCCTATATTTAATATGTCCTTATCTTGTCCTAATATATTGAAATTTTGTGCTGATGAAAAGTAGTTAGCTACTCCAGAAGCAACACCTTGTGCTATATTCGATACTAATGCCATATATATTATCTAAAAAGTAATTTTTTAAATAAATATTAATTTAAATTAATGATATTTTTACATAAGTATTACTTAATTCTGATAATTATGTATAAATTAACAAGAAAAGATAAACAATTTATTTTTATTAAGAAAGTCGCTGATTTTTACTGGAATAATTCAATAATGATCCAAGTTTTATTACCTTTTTTATTTGGGTTTTTATTGATAAGACCTTTCGTGAAATACTTACAACCAGATTTTTATGATGATGAGTGGAATTTATACAAACAATTTAATATTATAGAGAATCCAATTGGTTTTTTGAAGAAAGCTATACTTGGTTTTCTATCCGCATATTTATGGAATATAGCCTTTTATAATATGATCAATTACTTCTTGAAAACCAACGAATATATACAAAAAAATAATCATTTAATACAGGTAGCAAAGACTGAATTATGTGGAGATGTCAAAGACTATATGATTGATAATATAGATGTAACCGTAATAAAAGTAGCAGATAAATATCCAATATCTAATGATTTTTTCAAGGAAAGAAAATTTGTAAAGGTTAACACTATAACTAGTTTATTAGAACTAGATCTATTATCTTGGGAAGAATGCTGTGATAATTTTTTAGATATGTTTTACTTCAAATACAATTTATTTTTAGATAATACCTACTATATGGACAAATCAGTGAGAAGACTTAGTAGATTCAAGTATGAACTTATGGAAAAAACATGGCACCCTGATAGAATAAGAACTTGGATTGACCCTGGTATAAATGAACGTTGGTAAAAATTATTTAAGGTTATGTTTCTTTTAAAATAAAATGATACTTCCAATAATATTATTTTATTTTATTAATCTCGTAACGTCCTTTGAATTACATATTGAAAATCCTAAAATAGCTATTTTTAATAATGATAAAAGTCCATTTTTATTAAATGGTAATCATTATAGAGAATCTATAAATAATAAATTTATTCTGTCTCTTAATGCTGGTAGATATAATGTATCTAATATTGATTATAAACTTTATGATGGAATATTATCATATGGTAAACCTTATAATAAAAATATATTATTGAAACCAAATATTACTACAGAAATATCAAGAGTTTATTCATATAATATAGAAAATCAATATATATATATATTTGCTAATATTGCTAGACTTAGTAAAAAAATACTGAAATTTTCAATATATCACAATGATAAAATCATTAATATGTTTATCGATAATAAACTGGATTATTTAAAGATTATAAAAGCTGAACCAGGTTTAAACATAATAAGTATTAAAGCTATATCAGATGAATATTATTGTATTTGTCCAACATTGGATAAAGGATATACCCATAATTATCAGTTAGCTATATGGAATAAAACATCAATAAATAACGATATATCTAGTTCTGTTTTAAATAACAATGTTATTGATAGCATAATTGTAAGTTTAAACAACTCAAATTATATGAATTATTTCGAAGGTTTTATTAAATAGAGATTCCAATCTTTCCATTTATATTTCTTTTTCAGAGATTTATATAAAGTTATTCCAAATTTACGTGTATACCACAAAAAGGTCCATGCCAAAAATCCCTCATAAAAATCATGAAGATCGAGTTTATTTCTTAGCAATTTCCAATATATATACCAAGAACAAGCACCAAAAATACCTTCTATAAGAAGTTCATCAGAGATATAAGATTCAATCATTTATATATAAATTTGATATTTTTTTTTATTATATTTTTTTAAATTAAACAATCATGGAGACCTGTTATCTTGAAGACGAAATTGAAGCTGGAATTGACGAAGCTGGACGAGGATGTTTAAGTGGTAGAGTTTATGCGTCAGTTGTTATTCTTCCAAATGAATTTCCAGACGATAATTACCTTAATATTAAGGATTCTAAGAAATTAAGTAGAAAAAAACGAGACGAAATGCGTAGATATATTGAAAATGTTGCAATAGATTATGCGGTAGGATATGCAGAACCTAAAGAAATAGATGAAAAGAATATTTTACAAGCTACAATATGTACTATGCATAGAGCACTTGATAAATTAGTAGTAGTGCCTTCAAATATTGTAGTAGATGGTAATTATTTTAAAATGTATAAAGGTTCTGATAACTGTATTATTCCACATCAATTAATTAAAGGTGGGGATAATAAGTATAGAAATATAGCTGCGGCGTCGATTTTATCAAAATGTAATCATGATGATTATGTAGATAGTTTATTAAAAGAAAATCCTGAACTAGAAAAATATGGTTGGAAAACAAATATGTGTTATGGAACTAAGGAGCACATGAATGCGATTAAAGAATATGGAATCACAAAATACCATAGAAAATCATTCGCTCCTTGTTCCAATTATTAATTAAATAAGTATTTTTTTTATATTATATATTATAATGAATTACAAATATATAATCTATATTTTGGCACTACTTATTATATTATCAATACTTGGTTATTATTATAAAGCAAAAGATGAATTTGATTTTGTAGAAAACTTTGACAACTTTTCTAATTATGTATTAAAGGAGTCTCCAGACCAGATATACAATAATTTTTACTCTAATGTATATGATAGTCTATTTCATTCAGATACAAAAAATCAATTTGAAATATATAATATTAATAATTACACTATATCTAGTAATAATCCATTCAAGAAATCAGATGTTAAATTCTTGGATCTAGGATGCGGAACTGGAGGACATCTAAATGTTTTGGATAAATATAAATTTGACCATATTGGTATTGATAAATCAATGACTATGTTGGAAAAAGCACGAACAAACTGTCCATCCGCTCCACTAGTTAAAGGAGATTTCCACAATAAATCAACATTTAAGAATCATGAATTTACACATGTATGTAGTTTCTTTTTTACAATATATTACTCTAATCAGCCCGAAAAAATATTTAAAAATGTTAATTATTGGTTAAAACCTAAAGGGTTTTTCTGTCTACATTTAGTAGATAAAAACAAATTTGATCCAGTATTGGAAAGAGCATCGAAACTTATCCCAATGTTTAGTCCTCAAAAACATTCAGATGAAAGAGTAACAAAAACTAAACTTAAATTTAATAAATTTAATTATCTAGCAGACTGGGAATTCCACGAGGATAAGGCTATATTTGAAGAAAATTTTTTATTTAGTGATAATTCTAAACATATAAAGCATAAACATGTCCTGTATATCGAACATATTAAATATTATAAACAGTTAGCGAAAAAGAATGGTTTTAAGCTAGTTAAGATTATAGATTTGTTACCAGTTAATCATGATAATAATTACGTCTATATATTTCAAAAGAAATTTGGAGAATAAAATTAATTAAAAGAAATTTAGTATTTTTTAATTAATCTATTGATAAGTAGTCATTCAGTAGTGTATATTTTACCCAGACTTATTAATATTAAACACAGTCTCATCTATTCAACTGTAACTGTCTTTGCTAAATTACGAGGTTTATCTGGATTAATCCCTTTTTTAATTGCAATACTATAGGATAACAATTGTATGGGAATTATGGAAACTAGTGGTGATAATAAATCAAAATAAGGTATAAAAAGAACGTAGTCTACATTTTCATTATCTATATATGAATCTAGCTCCACATTTGTTAAGTCCGTTATAAGTATATTAATAGAACCACGTATTTTAGTTTCAGATAAGGAACTTCTTAGCTTACTATTATCATTGTTTTTTAAACAAAAATATATTATAGGAATATTATCACATATTAACGATAAAGGTCCATGTTTAAGTTCTCCAATTGAGTATGATTCACTATGAATATACGTTAGTTCTTTAATTTTAAGGGAACCCTCTGAGGATATGTGTTCTGTATAAGAAGTTCCTAAAATAAACATATCAGATGATTCGTATATTCTTGAACTTATGGTGTCTATATCCGATTCATATAATGGTATCGAAATATTGTTTGCGAAATCAGTAATATTTTCTATCAAATGTTTTCTAAATAAAGTAGATGTGTCTTTCTTTTGACTAATAAATATACCCAATAATAATAAAACTAGAACTTGATTTATATAAGATTTAGTAGCTGCTACACCCATTTCTATGCCAGAATTTACATATACCCCGCAAATAGTATTTGTAGCTATATATGAACCAACTTTATTAATAATTCCTAATGTCATAAGATCTTTATCATTTAGTTTATCTAAAACCTTTATTAAATCATATGTTTCTCCACTCTGAGAAATAATAACAAATAGGGTATTTTTTAAAAAAGCACTACTATAGTCATTAATATCAAATTCGCAAGCGTTTATACATTGAATGTTGTCACTTATATTGAGTCTATAATAATATTTCTTGATGAATTTCGAGGCATATAAACTTGTTCCACATGCGAGCATGATAATATTTGTTTTATTTTTGATTAGATCGCTATATAATTCGAGACCTCCTAATTTTACAGAATATTCGTCCTTAATTCTTCCACCATTATTAATTGCTAATTGGGCATATTTAGGTATATCATTTATTTCTTTAATAGTCCAATGATTATAAGGACTGGGTGAATTTATAAAATTATTAAGCTCTATATTATGGAATTCATTGTCACTATAGGACTTATTAGTTTCAATATTACCATTATTACTAGTAAATGTTATTATAGAATCTTCTTCTGGAAGTATATATTTATTAGCAAATGATTGTAAAGCTGATTGCTCTGAAGCTATAACTACATAATTTTCGCATAATGAAAATACTATTGGACTTCCCCTCCGTATTACATATAAAGTATATGGAGTATCTTTAAACATTATACATACTCCTAAGGTTCCAATACAGGATACTAGAGATTTTTGTATACTTTTAATGACTTTATCTGAAATTGATAAGTTTTTATCAAAATCACTATAATAATAATTATATGATATTAGATTTATTAGAACTTCACTATCTGTTTCACTCCTAAAATTATAATCATTTGCGGCTAAATATTCACGAAGCTCTTTATAATTTTCAATAATACCATTATGAACAATACTAAAATTATTTGTTTTATCAAAATGTGGGTGAGAATTCACATCCGATTTAATACCATGCGTCGCCCATCTTGTATGAGCAATAGAAAAATTTGAATTAATATGTCTATCGACTACCTCTTTATCTTCTAATTTTTCGATAGAGTCTTTATGGTCTGAAGCAAATTTATTATATACAAATTCATCATTTATCAAAGAAGCTATACCTGCTGAATCATATCCCCTATTTTGAAGTATTTTTAAACCGTTAATAATATCATTATAACAGTGTAATTTTCCTAATACGGCGAATATTCCACACATTTTTTATAATTTACAATTATATTTAAATATTAATAAAAATTAAAATATAATAAATAATATTAATGGAGGATGATAAATACAAAAAATGTAAAGAATCCTTAATGAATGAAATTGAAAAAGAAGTTGAGGAACTTTTAGGACATACTATTAATAATGCGGAGGAGGTGAGTAATCAGACAGAAAAACTCGAGAATATTTCATATAATAGCGAAGAGGTATCTCATCAACAGAATGTATCAAGATGGTATATTGATTATATATCCTCTACTTTTGGCAAAATATACAAAAATATTAATGAATATCCTATTAAAAAAACCACTTCCAATATGTTTAGACAGTTAGCTTTAAAAACTAAAATTTTTTCATATGATTTACAATCTAAAGATGAAAATATAGTTGAAGTTGAAGAAAATACGTCATTAGACAGGATATCAAATAAGCTTTCTAAAATTAAACGAGTATCGGTTGAAACAGGTAGAGAACTAAATAAACATAACGCGATATTAGATTACACAGATGAAATAATAGATAATGCTAGCGATAAAATCCATCGAAATAATAGAAAAATTAATAAAATATTAAAATAAATGGCTTAAAAATAATTATCTATTAATAAGTAATATGAACAGTGGCAGGGCAAACAAAAGAGTATTGAGAGATATGAAGTTATTATCACAAAAAGATGAATACCAAAGTGAAATCATTGATACAAAAACGATAACATGCATTGTCAATGGACCTAAAGATACTGTTTATGAGAATGGGCAATGGAAAATAAATATCCAATTTCCTGATAACTACCCATTCAAATCACCATCTGTAGGTTTTCTAGATAAAATATATCATCCGAATGTTGATTTTGGTTCAGGTTCTATATGTCTCAATGTCTTAAATACAGCCTGGACCCCAATATATACTGTTGAACATATAGTTGATACCTTTATTCCACAACTTCTTACATATCCTAATCCAGACGATCCATTAAATATTGAAGCGGCTAATTTATTAAATGATGATTTAGAATCTTTCAATAAAAAAGCTCTGGAATTTGTTACAATAAATAATCATTCTCAATTAAAGAAGTGATCATGCTAGATATTTTTATAAAGTTTTTTTCAGGATATGATATATTCTTAAAATAACTATGAATAGCAACATCAGGAAGAATATCAGATTTTCCATCAGTAATTAAACATCTATAATTATTAAGATACATAGCTGTATTCTTATCAACTTCACGAATTATATAACCAATTTTATCTATATCTACACCATACGATATTAATATTTCTATAATTTCATTTCTACTTTTGTCATTATAATTAGTATTATCAAATACAAGTTTATTACCTACATTATTGACGATGGATTTTATATAGTGTGATTTATATTTATAATCATCTTTACTAAGTCTGATATAATCGTTTAAATATTTATTACATAGAGTAGTTTTACCAGTAGATGGCGGCGAAATAATGAATATATAGTCAAAATTCATTTTAAAGTCTTCTAGTTCTGATTTATCTTTATTGAACTTCTCTTCAGTTACAAAGTTCATAGTAAATTTATCAAATGAATATTTTTTGGTTTCTTGAAAAGAGTTCTTGATATAAGTTGATATGGAGTTTATATTAAAGTTATCAATGAATATACTTTCAGGATATATGAATGGTATTTTATTATTAAATGCGAATCTAAAATCGCTCGCTTTAAGTTTATAACTAGAAGGATCATATGCATCTCCACAATAAAACCTGGGAACATCTAATACATTTTCAAATTGCAATTTAACAATATTCCACATTCCTGGTAGAGGTTTTCTATTATAATCTTTATTTGTAGATGCTAGGAATTTTATATTAATATTTAAATTTTTTGATATATTACCTAATTTTTCTAAAAAGTCTTCTTCAGATATACTCTTACCTATACCTGATTGGTTTGTAAAAATTATGATTAGCCAATTATTTTCATGAAAAGATTTTAAAACATTATATACATTATCCATAATAACCCAATCATCTTTATTTTTTGGAAATACTCGACCATTATTAGGTTTTATAAGTGTATGGTCCATATCAAAACAAGCATATCCTGAATATGGTATATTTTTAAATTTATCTAATTCAAGAACAGTTTTTTTAGACATTATTGTTAAACTTTTTCATATAAAAAAGTTATCA